CTATTCAGACTTGTATATCCTATACGCCCCTACTGCCGGTACAATTATGAGCACAAGTAAGTAGAATATCGGTACTAGTTGCACTATGGGGGCGTTTGAAGAGCCTACGTATTGCGGGTTACTAACAAAAGACGTTGTTGTGAGTGTACCGGAAACAATTGTTGTATAAGTCCCGGGCGTTGTTAGATAGTTTACCTCAGATATGATAGGGTTAAACAATACAACGCCTAAAACAATGAAGATAGCCAAAAAAAGGATTTGTCTTACATTAATCTCTTCCATCCTTCAATCCCTCAATCTTTGTAGATTTTATACGCTACAACTGCGGGTACAATTATAAGTACTAGGATATAGAACAGTGGAACTAGTTGTAAGAGTGTTGCGTTTGTACCGGTTACGCTAGGTGCAGTACCTGACGTTAAGTTATTTACTTGGCTAACGATGACGGGCAATAGTACTATGCCTATGAGTATAAAGATGAATAAACCTAAAATTGCACCTATGTTGGTCGCTTCACCCCTAGTAAGTTTGGGGTTTTTAGATGCTACTTCTACAAATCTCTTAGCCGAAGATATGATGTTACCGTCCCAAACTTGGTAGAATATCCTAATAGCCTCGGCTATTTGCTCTTTTGTGAAGTATTTGTATGGGTTTTTTGCTACCTTAAGTGCTTCCGTCGTTACGTTTAACTTTGACCAAACTTCCATCTTTGGTCAATAGGGGCTTATCGCTAAGCTTTTTAAACCCCTCCAGTTCTGAATTCAGAATCTGAATTTCTTTCGCATTTTCGCGGATTTTTGCGTATAACGTCCTACCTTGCTTATAGAGTTCTATATAGCCCTGCTCATTCAATATACGCAAATGCCTTAGCACTGTTGCATAGCTCAAAAGCAGTGTGTGAGAGATGAGAGAAGCAGAGAGTACGTAGTTTTCCACAATAAGCTCTAAGATTTTACGCCTCAGGATTTTAGCCCTTATACTGTTAGCGTTATAATCGCTCATGGCCCACCCCTTATCAATTTCACCACTTCCCAAATGAGGATGAAATTAACAATAAGTACAAACGCAGTAAGAAACGGCCCTACGATCGGCACATTACTGAGAAGCCCTATAGAAGAAGTGAATATAGATATTAGATACCCTAGCACACTATCAGTTGTCTGAAACATCCACGTTAGCCAACCTATCAGGTAAAGAATTGGGGCCAACCATGAAAACGATATACTAAAGAGCGTTACGCCCGGTATCGTTACACCCGGCAAAGTCAAGCCGGGAAAGTTAGCCCCTAAAATGGAAAACGGCGGTATTAGTGTTACCGGGCCCCAAAGCGTTATCGGTGGCCACCCCACAGTCCATACAATTGATGACGCTAAAGCTTGATCGAAACTATATGAAGGTATCGGTGGAATTGACGGTGGCGTTATACCGCCGTAAGCCCCTACCATTAATGCTAAGAAGACGTCAAACAGTAAAACGTAAACTATTAGCTTAGTCCCCATCCCTACCACCCAAGATTAACCCGGCTATCAGACCCAGAATTACGGCTATGCCCCAAAAAAGCGGTAAGAAATTCATGAAAGTTAGGGCGAAAGTTGAAGCTATACCCACCAAGATTGCGGGAATCTTCCCGGCCATTTTGTAAGTTAGCCCCATCATTCCTATGATAATAACGACCGCAATTACCGGCCCCAAGCCCGTTTGAAGAGCTAAACTTATTGCGTCCGTCATTATTCCTCCCTCCCCATAAACCTATCTACCATTGTCTTAGCTAAAAGTAACGCTATACCGAAAATGAAGATGTAGAAGATGTACCAAGGTATTAAACCTAGGTATGCAGTGGCGATTAGCCCCATAACCGCACCACCCGAGGCACCCGCACTACCGCCGAACTTCCAACCTAGTAACGCGATAAGTACCGTAACCACAATCCCGATGATTTCCGCCCAAGGTTGATATTGAGAGAAATTGTACAGTGAAGAGTTAGGCGATATGTTATTGCTAAAGGGATTAGTATAGTTGTAATTAAGAGTAGTAGTATTCACTGTGGTGGTACTGCTTACCGTAGTAGTATTTGAAACGCTAATGTTTAGTATCTGATACGTGACGCCGTACCAATATACGTCAATAAGCTCATAAGGAGTGTAGGATAGTTTTAGCGTTACGCTTCCGAAACCGCTAGCGTTTGTGTAGCCCGTAACGTACTGACTTAGCGTATTAGGATTAGTCCCGGTCAATATTATATATGCTTGGTTAGCCGTAGCACTTTGTAAAACGATACCGCTAACGAAGAACCAATTCAGTACAAGTTTCCCCGCACCGTAATAGAAGCCTAAGCCTATAATCGGCGAAGTATTTGATATAGTTAATACGCCTCCCGCACTACTGCTTATCTGAACATAGTTACCCGTCACAATTTGAAACGTTAACGTATTAACGCTATTATTAACGAATTTTAACCCGGTTAAGGAACTATTAAACGGAATTAGATAGTTGTTCCCGCTTTGAGTGATTATTACCAGCCCGTCATTTGCGGACAACCAATACGCTTTGAACTGAACTATAGCGTTTGTAGTTACCATTTTAGCATAAGCAAAAGCCAAAATAGTAGATGTTTGCGTAAACGCAGATTGAGTTACGTTAGCTACGGGGCTATTATAAGTGAATTGAAACGTTATCGTTATTGTTTGCCCTAATATCCCGATTTTAGGATAAGAAGTAACGAATAACACGGGGTAACTCTGTGCGGGCAATACTGTGAAACTACCGCTATAATCTATCATTGATATTGGGCCTTCAGTTACGATTACTGTGTAGTAATAAGTAGTAGGTACTTGGACTATAGGCGTAAAACTATAGGGTATCGGGTACGTAACACCGTTTATTGATACGTTAGCCCGCTCTGATACTGCCGTATAATAACCTAGGTTTGAGGGATAACCTATAATGTTAGTTAAAGCGAAACTGATTGTTTGCCCGCTTAGATAAGTCCCGCTAGGCAAATTGACGCTAGGATATAGTGCATAGCCCTCAACAATTACGGGTATAGTTAGGTTGTAGTTTATCGTTACTTGAGATGTAACGATTTGAAGCCCTATGGTCACGTTTACGTACCATGTTGGTGGGTTTCCTTCGATTGGCCCCGTGTAAAGTAAATATAATCCGTTTGACTTCCCTAAAATGTTGAAAGTGTACGCTAAGCCTTGTTGTATACCCGTTATTGTAAAGTTTTTCTGCGAAACTATGCCCGATATGCTATACAATGCACCTGAAATGTTTACGGGATTCCCCGCACCCGCGTATACCATTAAGAAATGATAGATGTTATACGCCAATGCAAAATAACTAACCGTTAGTTGTGCCGTAACTTGTGTAAAATATTGATAACTCACTATCACCCACTGGCCATACCCATAACCCGGCCCAACATTCTGAGCGTCAATAACGTAATTACTATTTATGGTGTTCAACGATAGGCCCGGCGTTATTGAAAAAGTCTTTAGAGTACCGTTATAGTAGTAAACGTAAAGTTGGTTTGAAGCGGGTAAGTACCAAAACCCTAAACCTATTTGTTGCCCTACACTAATCGATCCTACGGAAACGTTTAACTGCTTCACACCGTCAAAGTATACAAATAACCTATACGTTGGGAAACTCCCTTTTTCCATATAAACCACAATCCCATCAGAGGCGTAAGGTAATGCGGGTGCATAGCTACCCGTAAAGCCTGAAGGGAAATTTACACCGTAGCCTATGGCGATTGAACCGTAGGATCCGGTGTTGCTAGATGAAGCTAGTAACCATGTGACGTTTAGAGCGATTTGTGATGATGAAAGAGAAAGAGATACGTTATTAGTAATATATTCTTGATTCGGCAAAACTTGGAGGTAGTAAGTGTTGTATATCGAAACGTAAGTTGGGTTAAGCCATGGTGCGGTGGAAAGCGTTGAACCGTTAACTTTCGTGCTTACTGTTCCTCCATTTACCGTTATAGTTTGAGTATAAACTCCCGCACCGCTATTATTAGGCCCTCCTCCACCTATAAGTAAAGCTAAGGAGTTGAGAGAAAAAAGAGATATAAAGAAAATAGAGAATAATAGTCCCCACTTCATTAAGCGATAAAAAATTATGTGACTTTATAAAGGGTCTAATTTTTGGGTCTAATCATTGGAATTATAAGTATACTTAAGCCTATTGCGATTATGAATGGCCATAAGTTAGCGTACAAAGGTGGCGGGATCTCTTGTCCACCAACAAGACCAAATGCATTTGGGGGAGGTGGGGGAGGTGCTATATATGTTGGATGGTCGATGGAATAGAGCCATAAACCTATTCCCGTAAGGGCTATTGATAAAAATATGGTCGATAGGCTTCTTTTATTTGGTTTTACCCTTCCAAAATCCGGTGAGAAATAAAGAGTTAAGAAAGCCACGATTATTCCGGAAACGAAAATTAGAAACGAAAGGAATTCCATGTTAAAAAAAAGTAGGTTGGCTTAAAATATCTTATGGTGAGATCCAATACAAAGCGTAATTTAGACCGTTTATTGTATTATAACTCTGGCCTTCAGATAACTGAACATAGTTTAATCCATGAGCGCTATAATCTTGTGGAGTCCCTATACTGAAATACCATGCGTAAGGGTTATACCAATAGTTTATGAACACGTTATGGAATAATGTTAAACCGGATTCTGCATAATATGATGGTATAGGTGCCGTACCGCCTACGTCGGTTGTCGAAGAATGCCCCGCAACTGCATTTATGGGTTCCGGAGCTCCATTAATCCACATTCCATCCCAACCAGTGTCGCTAAAAGGTGGTTGTCCCGTATACGTCCCTTCTATGGCAAAAGAGGGATTTGCCCCACTAGGATCTGTGAACCCGTAAGTATTTATAACATTATATGTAACAGAATTGTAACTATATGATGTTGGGAAATATACATCAATTACTGTCGAACCTTCTTGCAATGCTCCCGTAGCTACGTTTCCATTATTGTAATTATATAATAATGTCATGAAAGCTTCACCATTAGGATATAGAGTAATAGGTGTCTCAGTGTAGCTAATTAGAGTCCCGGTATATGTCCATACTTGTGCAGTTATCTCGTAAGTGTTTGCCGAATTTACGAAATCTAAGGTTATTTGTAGGAAAAGATATGTTGTGCCCAAATAAATTCCATTACTATATTCATTAGCTTCAACAGATGCCGTTAAGACAAACAACAGATAGCCATTACTTGTTTGTAGATAATTAGGCACGGTAAAGTTTACAGTGAAGGTGGTATAGTTTGATGGTGAAGCGCCCGAAGGATATGAACCGGGATAGAATGCTATTACCCATGTGTTTGGGTATGTTTGTGATGATGGTAATATGCTAGCTATTGGTATTAATAGTAGTGCTAGAAAGGTTAGGGAAAGTAGACCTTCCTCATTGTAAGCGAAAAAGGAAAGTGTAACTTTATAAAGGGCCTAAGAAGTTAAGTAGAAAAAGATAATGCCTAATATAAGTAGACATACTATAAGGATAGTTATTATTGCAAAAGGCAATAAGCCCAGCCACTTATATTTACTGATTTTTAGATAATCGAATAACTTAGTAAACCAATAAACTCCACTTAATAATAACAACTTCTCACCGGTTAAGGTTATCAGAACGTCTAAGAAACTTGTGTTAGACCCTATGAAAACATTGCGATCCATATAAAGCACTCCAAGATATGAAAAAAGAAGTGTTGCACCATAATCAAATAAGTTACCTAAAATGAAGATGAACCATAAGACCTTTAGCCTATCCATCAACATCACCTAACTAACGCAGATATTATGTTTTTTGCAAACATGGTCTATGGTTGAATCAGTGTTTCTAAACTTCTTACCGCAGACGGGACAAGTCTTTGCGTGTTCCTTATAACGGATGTGTTGCTTCAGACTAACTGATGAAGAAAATGGCATTAAGCAAAGGGGACAAACGTAAGGCGATACTGCTTTACTCTCTGCCAACTTAATGAGGTACTGAGCGTTTTCGAGAAGGTCGGGGCGATAAATAAGCGTCTTAACGATTGTCCTTATGAGCCGTTTCTGTTCCGGCGTCAGAGAATGATATCGCTTTAACTCCTCCAAAGTGACATGAATCCCTAAAGTTTTGTGATTGCTCAGGTAATTTTTATTACCTGACTCCATTCCTATCCCTCCAACAGTAGTTGTAAAACGGGCACTCAACACACTCGACATCAGGCTTAACTTTTTTCGGCGGTAAGATGTTTTCCTCAACTGAAATCCCAAACGTGTTAGCCCTAGCCTCTAAATCCGTCTCTGAATAATCACGTTTAATCTCTTCCACCCTACCATCTGCATGCACGATTATTAAATAGCCCGCCAAAGCGTTAGCCATCTCTATGTAATAGTTCAATTGACGTAAGTAGTTGTTGAGCCTAATCTTATCCAGTGATTGTTGATGAGTATACTTAAGCTCATATATCGTGTTCTCTTCTTTGTCGTAAACGTCCACTTTGCCGACAATGTTAAACCCTAAAGCCGTCTTCCGTTCAACCCTCTTTTCAACCTCAAAGCCATGCTTTGCTAAGATTTTCTGCAAACGCATATGAAGACCTGAACCTATATTCATCCTCATCAATGTATCTAATGTAGGTCTTACCGGGTTCTTCCTCATTAGGAAACTTTGGCGAAGGCACCTACTAAGCTCAGTAACCCAAATCGTTTCCGAATTATTACCATTTATAATCTGATAATCCGCAATGATTGTTAGAAGTCTGCTTTTCATCTTCTTCTCACCTTATGCCTCCTAATCGTTATTATGTTCCAGCCAACTACAAACGCCTCTATCACACTATCATAATAAATCATCGATGTGGGTGCAATATGAAATATTAAAATTACGATAAGAAGTAATGTAGCTAAAGAAAATTTATAGAACGCTAATCGTAAAGGCGTTTCAATGAATTTCCTCGCAATTGCATTAACCTCTCTCACTCCCTCAATTCTAAGCCCTAATACCGTTGTAAAATAATCGTTAAAGTGCATACCATAGAATGCTAATAATTCCGCTATCATCATTCTCTCACCCTGAAGTAAACATAGAAATATTCTAGCGTAAACTTGCTCTGCATATGCCCACTAAGCAAATGCTCAACCACTTCCCTTCTTTTCCTAAATATACCGCCACAACGTAGACACTGGTACATTATTGACCCACCTCTAGCTTTCGTTTAATTGCCAACCTGACATGGGGTGGTAACTTGTAAGTAGTAAAGAGATAACAATATACGAGATGATCAATATCGTACTTACCGTAAAAGTGTTGATTAAGCCTTATGTATGAATTATTGCAAACTGGACATTTATTTAGCACATGATTCCTTCGTGTATGTTGTTTTAACGCGAAAAGCTTAATCGTTGTGAAACCGCAAATAGGGCATCTAAACATTTTCCAAGTACCTCGCTAACGCTTCTCTGATTATTTGGCTCTTACTTTTCCCTTGTCTTAGGGCAACGGAATCTAACTTTGCGTTCATCTCAGGCGGTAGTTTGAATGATATTACTTGCATTGTATCCTCTAACGTTAATTCTATTGTGCCACCATTCCTCTTCGTTACTTCCATCTTTCTATAAGTTTTTGCATAGGAGGGTCTCGGCAATTTAATATACTCAACCCTTGCCTTCATTCCTCCTCAACCTCACAGATCGAATAGATTTAATATCTTGGCTATTTCTAGCAAGACTTCTTTTCTAATCGCTTCTTGAGTATCATCAGAAATAGCCGAGCTATACACTTCATATAGCCTTTTTAGCTTCCTTAATTCATTCTCTATTCTGATATCCTCAACATAGATTTCTTTTATTATCTTTTCGTCTTCATTTTTCTCAATTTTGACATGTAGATATGTTCCGTACTTTTTACTACCCGTGGTGAGAAGTAAAAAAACTGAACTTTGTCTTACAAGTTTTTCCTCTTCTGTTTGGGCCATTTTGGGGAACCTCTTAGTACAATCTTTGTATTTTGTGGTATTTAAATTTTACTGAGCACAAACTTTGTACAACTTGAGATTATCGCTAAATATTCTTCAGACATAGTATAAACTATGAAGAGTAAGTTTCTCACAAACCATGCCTTCGTTCTAAGAGCAGTATATATTAACCAAGGTTGTACGGTAAATGAAGCTCTAAAGTTATCAAGTCTTGCACCCAACACATTCTACAAGACTAAAGAAGAATTGATAGAAGATGGCCTTATAACGGAAAGGGAAGAACAAGAGGGAAGAATAAAAAAGAAAAGGCTTTATCTGACAGATAAAGGTAAAACAATAGTCAGGCCTTACTCTGCTTAACCGACGCTTTAGAAAAACTAGGCGAAGTCATTACTGAAAGTTGAAACTCCGCTTGTTCTAACGTCGCGTATGCAGAATCTATTAATCCGCGTCGTAAATCAAATTCTACCATCTCAAAAACGCTATGCCACTGATGAAACCACCACTCTTTTCTAGACCAATCGCAGAACTTCAGTTTATAACGTCTAGCTTCCTTTATTGCTTCTTTTATATCATTATTTTCAATAAGCTTTTTTAGTGTTATTAAACAACCTAATACTAGGTTCTCTTTAATCCAAGCTACCTCGAGTCACCATCTTATTTTTTGTACATTCTTGCTCTTAAGTGTTTTTATCTTAAACACTTGGTATTACCTAGTGCAATTTTTTTAATAAATAAGATGTCTCACTTAGTAGTATTACTATAAAAACAATAATAAATCATACCACCAGTTACATCATATTACCATGTTAAAATTTTCTACTTAAAAAGACCTCTACAAGAGACACCTCTATTTTTGGCACTTACAACAATTAATTAGGAGAACGTAAAAATTTAACTTTCTCCTAATTTTTACAATGATACACCTCTTTTGTTGAGGTGGTTTACAATTTTTTAGGAGGTCTCCTAATTAATTGTTGTAAGTTAAATTTTAACTAGGTATCCGACTCATCAAACCAGTTCAATACATACTGAACCAGTTCAATAAGTTGGACACCTCTATTTTTGGCACTTACAACAATTAATTAGGAGGAATTGGGATAAAGCAAATTAGGAGAAAGTAATTTTAACACTTTCTCCTAATTAATTGTTGTAAGTTTAAAAAAAATAGGTGTCTCTTTTAGGGGTCTTATCTTTTGTCTACTAACTTCCATTTTACCATTTCAAAAACTTCCGGTTTCAGTATAACGATTTCCCCGTTTCTTTCCTCTATAAAACCTTTGTGCAATAACTCTTCTTTCAGTTTGGGGTTATTGTTTATTATAATTTTTACCACTTTAACTACATCCATTTACCTCACCCTTGTAACGATTTTTTGACTCTTAACAAACTGTCAAGATGTTTTAATTCTTCCTCGGTAACTAATATAACTCTCCCATCTTTTAACCTTAAAACGTAATAAACGCCCTCTCTTAAACTGTTTAACTCCTTCTCGTCTATATCAATATTTTTCTTCTTTTGCCGTTTATTTTCCACACCCACCCTATTATCTCATAACTATCATCAAAAGGAATGTAACGAAGTAATGGGGGATTAACGGTTCTATCGATATAAAGGAATGCTAACCTTAGACACTGTTCCGCTCTTTTAATGTTTTCCTCTGTTGCCGTTAAACCGTCAAACTCTTTACAAGAACTCAACGTATTCCTCACCGTCTACCATTTTTTGGTTTACAAGTCCTCTTTCTTCGGCCCACTTTAGCACCTTTTTAGCTATCTCTTCTCCTAGGATACCGTAAAACTCACTGAGCGAGAACTGTTTACCCTTTAACTCTTTGTAGACCTCCGCCATATTACCCGCAAATTGTAACTTTCCATCACCGTCCCTCTCCTCTTGATACCCTCCCAAAACTAAGTCTAACACTTTCTGGCCAAACTCGTTACGTTTCCATTTGTTCTGTTTGCCTTATCTCTGTCCATATCTACCAACCCTTTCCTCGCTAAATTATGTAACCACGCTCTCGCCGTTTCCGTATCTACTTTGAGACGCAATGCTATAGCTTTAGTCTCTTCAAATTCTATACTTGTTGCCTGCAACACTTTCAGTTCAATACTCGTTAGACCTACGGCAGATACCAAGAAGTAACGTAATAATTTTTGAGAAAATAACGAATAAACCTCCTCATCCACTACCTCCTTACCGAGTAAAGATGCGAATATCTTCATAACCTTAAGCCCTTGCTCATAAACCCTAAACGCATACTGATTGTACTCTGTTATCACTTCTTTAAACTTCATCGCTATTTCCTTGGGCAGTTTAACGGAACGCGGTGTATAGTACATCCATGCTATGGCAATGTACTTTGTTTCGGCGTCATAGGTGAACGGTGTATCACCTCTTTCGGCTATCTTCTCGTAAATTTTATCACTTATCGCCCCTCTATTTTCCAAATCCAGAGCTACGGTAAGGAAACGTGACATAATTTGCGTAACTTGGTCGTTTGAATAGTCAATGTTTACGGCAGTACTCACAACTGACGGCGGATAATCTACAATCCCGTAACTGCTTCCCAACTTATCATCTGTTGATTTGGCCGTCAGATTTGCTAAACGTCCTTCGGTCATCAAAAGACTAAGCTCTTTCAGTGCCTCAACGTCAATCGTTTCAACAATAAACAGACAACGGTTCTTTAGTAGTTTGCCGTTGTCTTCGAATGCAAGATATGATAACGCCTTTTTTGTGAGATTTGAAACCCATAATACCGCACCGTAACCTTCTTTCAATGAAAACATGTTAAGAATCGATTTAACGGCGGATGACTTTCCGGCACCCGCACTACCGAGTACTAATACGCCTATCTTCGGAAGGCCCTCATAGAACGCCGACTTTACGGCAATAAGTGTCAATAGTTTTACCTCATCATCTCCTATGTGCCATTGTTCGCTTTTACGCAAAAACCACCCTATCGGATCTTTCTTTATTTCCTCCCATTGTTCCGGGAATTCCTCCATAACCCATTCTTGCAAAGGTTTCTCGATTGTATTCTCTGATAAAACTTGTCTAACAAAGTCGTTAAACTTCTCCTTCTCTTTCTTCAGTGATGTGCATTCACTACTACGGTTTCGTCTGAAAACTGATTCCGTAACCGGATATTGTACTTCTTTTCCGTCTCTAAGGTAACGATATTCCGGGACAATGTAAACTATACCATCGTCAATCATAGCGTAAGTGTTTTCCTCGTCTACTTCTACCTCTATTTCACCGTCTACACATTCACTCTCATATGTGTAACTCTTCATTCTTCGGGCACCTCTAATTCCAGTCTGTGAAATAAGGACTTGAAACGTATATCGAGAAAATAGACTTCCGCTTTATCTCGAGGCCCTCTTACTGCCCTACCAATAGCTTGTCTGACAGTTATAAACGCTATCTCATTCATCAATTTCCACATGGTCTTTTGACCCCATACCTTTGTAACGTAGTCTACAACGTCCTTAAAGTAGGGATCGTTAGTTTGCGGGTAAGGTAGATTTACGATTATCACTCTTCTAATGAGCGACCTACCGCCCTCAACAAATTCAACCCCTTCAGTTATCTTACCTCTAGCCACTGCAACAATTAGACCTTTTCTCGGCACTTCATCTAAACGAGTTTTAGGATTCTCAATATAATCGGCTATTCCCCTAAACCATTCGGCCATCTGGTAACTGCTTACAACTACCAACGTTATACCTTCAGGCGACTTCAAGTTCTTTACAACTTCTACCGTTTTCTGCTTTAGGCCGTCACGTTTACCGAAGTTATAGTTTAGTTTTTCATCATCATATAAATAATATGTAATATTGGGTTCAAACGGCTTAGCGGATATACGTTCATAGTTGTCTAAGTGTAAAACGTTCTGTATGTAATCATCTGAGAACATTGTACCGCTCATCATTATCCACTGGTAACTGCTCAATTTTCTAAGTAGGTAAGAAGGGTCAATCGGCTTAACTCTGTACTTTTCATTGTCTCTATAAATCCTCCATGTTTCGGGATCGAATTCCTTTAACACATTATAAATTTCTTCCGCTTCATCGCTCAAGTCCTCAGTTAAAGGTGTTGGTATTTTGTTAAGCTTACCATCTAAGAATTGTTTAACTTCGATAAGGTACCTCTGTTCTAATTCTTCATCCTTCCTTTTTTCGATTAACTCATATAGCTCTTCTTTGCTAATACTAAACTCTATGAAATCGTTAAGGTTCATTAGGTTATGGGCCTCATCGAAAACAACTAAATGGTGTTTAACGGGTGCAAAGCTAAAGAAAAAGCCGACATAAGTAGAGAGATACATCTTAGCATCTTTATCATTTTTGAGTTTAAAGTAAGGACATCTCTCGGACTCTCTACAATATTTGTAAAGCCCCTTCTCTCTCAACTCTTCATAGCTTATGAAATAAGCTAAATATTCGCAATTACCGGAACGTTGCACACATTTGTTTGTCTTATACTTTACCTTGTTACCTACCTTGACTTTAGTGTATGGTTTCCTACAAACTCTAGCTTTCCCTATTAACCCCGCGTAAGTTATCCCTAATTCTTTTGCCTCCCTTTCCCATGGTTGATATTGCGACACGGTTCTTGTATTAACCATAAAATGATCATAGACTTGTAAAGCGTAAAGGACTGTGAAAGTCTTACCGCTTCCGGTAGGCATTTCAAGAATAACGTTTTTGTCATTATCAATAGCGTTACGAATCTTGTTGATAACCTCCTCTTGATAAGGATAAGGGGTTTTCATAAAAAACCTCCTAAAAAATTTTATCCCTTAAGTTTGGGTTTTGGTTTTACCTTTGCTTCCTCTTCCGTCTCTTCCTCTTCTTTTTCGTCTAATACCGTTATCTCGTCAAAATACGTCTTGTTCTGTTTCTTAGTCACCTTAATCTTAAGCTTTGTTCCCTCACCGATTTCTTTATTTTGCCATGCGTCATAAAGTACTTCAAACGCCTTTTGTGTTAGCTTCATTACCACCTTATCTTTTAACTCGGATGCATCGTACTTTTTTGGTTTAACGACTTCATCGCCATCTTCAGTTTTACTTGTAACTTTCTCCGTTACACTCTCAAACTTTCCACTTACCGGCTTCACGATTATGCTATAGTCTTGTATCTTCTTTATTGTACCATCCTTTAACGCTACTTCTCTTTCTACCTCCTTAGGTGCTTGTAAAACTTCGATTATCACTTCATCGAACGGCTTAACGATAGGTAAGCTTTCTTTCTTCATTAAAACTTTCATGTGTTTACACCTCCGATTTTCTGTAGCCTTTCCTTCCTTTCCTTTACGATATAACCCCTTGCTATTGCTTCGGCTACTAATTCTCGTGTACCTTGACTTATATCTACCCCTTCTGCTTCACAGAGACGTAAAAAAAGATCTTTTAACCTTTTATCTACCTTTACGGTGTATGTGAGTGATTTCAGACATGTTTTCACTATACAATCATTATACTTTGTAGTATTTAAATTTTACTGAGTACAAAGATTATACTACATATTCTTTGCCGTCTTCTTTCAATTTCTTTACTGATATTCTATTAGAATGAGTATTTAAACCCCCGCAGAGATACATTCTTAAAATGCCTAGTTTCTATGTCGGTTCTAATTTCTATATTAAAGAGATTAAGGGTAAGTATTATGTTTACTCAATAGAGAAGGGCGAAGATAATAAACAAAGGCACCATTATATTGCACCTTTAGATAAGGTAATCGAATTTTACATTAGCAATGGGGGTCTTAGGGGGTATCCCCCTAATGGGGGTGTGGGGGTACCCCCCACCATGGGGGCCTGTCGAGCCCCTGACCCGGGTTCAAATCCCGGCCGCGGCGCGTTTCTTTACGTTGATTCTAATAATGAATTGAAAGGAGTTAGAATAATTGACTCTAATCTAACGTCTTCTAACAACTCTGAAATTTCCGCATCAGATTTATTAAAATTTGAATTAACTCTCAGACAGAAAAATATCAGTGAAGAGACAATAAAGAAATATATCTCATGCGTTAAGCAAGGAAGAAAAGAATCGAATAATTGCATTAAGGCATGGCGTAATTTCTATCGCTTAGTCTTAAACAGAGATCCGCCCTCTGAGTTAAAGCCTAAGAAGACTAAACCCGATCTGAAGGTTCCAACGTTAGAAGAGGTCAGAGAGACTTTAGACAAAGTAAAACAATATCCTAGTTTATACTTATTATATAGGTTATTATTGGAATCTGGTTCAAGGTTAAGAGAAGCCTTGAAATTACTGAACAACTATAATCCGCAAAATGAGATACGTGGGGACGGCTTTAGTATTTACGTGCTTAACTGGACTAGGGGCCAAAAGAAGAGCTTCTATCTATTTCATATCACAGAACTAAAGGCGGAAAAGGTTACGGAAGGGCAAATAACCAGCGCAGTAAGAAGGCTTAACCTAGTACCGCCCAAGTACATTAGGAAATTCGTAGCTACTAAGCTTTTTGAGTTAGGAGTATCTTCCGAAGTAGTAGACTTCCTAGAGGGTAGGACACCCGGCAATATCCTAACGAAACATTATCTTGACTTACTCACTTTAGCGAAAAAAGAGTATAAGAAATACGCGGAATGGTTGAAACAAATTATTTGATTAAACCTTTCTTGAGTCTGTATAAATAATCGCAAACAAGGAGTATTGAGGCTTCTTTACTAAAGCCAAACTCTGTCCACCTTGGCACTAATTGTTCAACTTCTTCCTCGCTTATTTTAAGTTTTCCCCTTTCGCCTATAATGATATATTTGTCGCCTTGTTTTCTAATTTTAATAGACCACCACCCCGTTATCTACTCTAAATTTTCGTTATTTTTCCCTTTAATTCGGTTAAGCGACACCTTAATTTGTGCTAATAGGTCTAATTCTTTCTCTTTTCTCTTCTTCAGATATTCCGCGTAAAAATCGTTAGGGAGCTCTACTTTGAAATAATCCAAAGCAGTATAGTTAGATTTCGTTGTAAAATCACCGCGTATATTTCTCGCAAATTCTTTTTCGTATAACATTGCCTTTGCGATTTTCTTTTTCTTATTATTCCAAATTATTTTTATCTGGTACCATCCTTTCTCTCTTAAGAAGTATGCTATATCATCCGGTGCGGGCGTTGTAAAGATTACCGCGGAAACTCTAGTCCTGATCAGAGCGTAATAGGAGTAGAACGCTTTCATATAATCCATATACCAATAATACTTACTAAGCCAAATTGAAGCATCATCAAAAATTATGTAAGGTATCCTCTCATCCCTTTCCGTAATTTCTTGAATGTACTCCAGTGCATCCGGTAACTCGAAGAAGTACTTTACATACTTCCACGCTTCATCTTTTGTCTGCAAACCACGTAAAGCGAACTCTACATCCCTAGCAACCTTAAAAGCGTAAGTAGTTTTTCCGGTTCCTTGAGGGCCGAAAATGACCGCAGAAACGAAACCCATTGTATTATATGCTTCAACTATCTTTTTTGCCAACCATAATAGTTCAGTCATTTCCATCCTCCTTCAAATCGCTATCCTTTCCCCCATGAAGTAACTGCTTAAACAAACTCTTATTCACGTTCTCTCTAACTTGCCCACTGCTTACTCTTAGCACTCTGAGTATATCCCTTCTTCCTCTTCCGCCCTTACTAACGAGGTAATGCTTTAGCTTATCCGCAAACTGTGCTAATTCTACCACCGGCTCTTCCCCAAAGTACGCCGGAAGTTTAGCGAACTCAAACGCCGTAAGTATAAGCGATATTTGGTTTCCGCTTAGGTAAAACATCGTGTCCTTAGGGCTAACCAACTCTGAAATAGTCCTATTAGTTACCGTATAGGGGTTTTCGATTTCCGGTGGCTTTACTTCATCCTCTGTTTCATTGTTTATTAATGCCTCTAACTTTGCTAACTTGCTCTTCAGTTCCTCATTCTCTTTCTTTAATTGCTCTACTTCCGTTAAGCCGTTCTTCTTAGCCATCTCAGTTCACCCCTTACTCGTATTTGCCGGGATAGTGAATGAAGGACTTGTAGTTGTAGTAGGCGGTACGGTAGTAGTATGCGTTACTGTGCTATTAGTCACGTGTTGAGCAAGTAAATGCGATAAGTTAGCGTTTGCTATTCCGAAACCTATAGCTACCCCAATCCCAATACCCATTATAGCCCCTATGATAAGCATTGTATAATCAGGCCCTGAGCCTACACGTGCAAGTGCTTCAAAGAATTTCGTTTTTATTATTGAATGTATTATTTGCGGGGCGTTTATTGTCTTTAACGTTAATTGCTTAATCTTCTCATCCACAGTCAAATCAAGTGTATACGGAAAGTCCGGCAAAACGAAATGAACCGCAACAAACTTTTTCCCAAACGGGAATTTGCTCTTTTCAAGTAGCAAAGGTTCACCGTTAAGCACCCAACTCTTTCTTAGTTTCCTATTTTCCAACATCAAATAACCTTGGTTCTCTACGAGTTTCGCTTTTCTTAAGAAAAGCAATTGTAAGCCGTCCTTTGATTGTTGAAGCATCGCCACGTAATGTTCCGCAGTGAACAGACGCGAATTAATCCATTTTTTAACTATTCTTACTCTGATATCCGCCTTATCCTTCTTCTTTACCTTCTTCCTCTTTTCCAGTTCGGCCTTTATCTGTCTATACTGTTGTAACATTAATTCCGTCTGCTTTTTCTCATAAACTTTGTATAATCTCTTTAGCGTTTTGCCATCCGCTATCTGCTTTTGTACTTCTTCATACTTTTGCTTTAGCTCTTCCAACGATTGGGCTTTCTTAAGTTCTTCCTCCCATGCGGAAACTAATTTTCCATCAGACATACAGACACCTCAACCCCATGTAAAATACGAAAGCATCAATCAATAATCCCGTAAAATAGGTTACGTAAGTGGTGTAGAAGGCATAATGCCCTACGAGTAAGGCTAATGCCGAACCCCCTATGAGATAGTACCCTATGGATTTGCGGTTTAATGTTTGTCTCTCTTTCTTGGGCTTTGACTTTCTGAATAGTAAAGCAGTAATGAGCATAATTGAATCTAAACCTAGGGCTATTTCTGCGTATGTTTTTGGGACTAACAAGACCATTTGACATCCACCTCATCATATTCGTTCCTCCTTAAGCCAATTGAAAAAGAACCCTAAGTTCACTAACCCCAGTAAGAGCGGGAATATCGCTAAATAGAAAGTAGACCCTGAGAACGCTATATCCGTGTAGCCTTGGACAAAAACCAGAAACCCTATGACGCCTAAGAACGTCCCCATTAAATTAACTAAATAGTTTCTTGAGAGAAGACCCACGGCCGGGAAAAGAATAGAGACTACGTAGATTACATCCCCTAACGCACTCATCAAAACGAAAAAAGATTATGACTTTATAAAGGGC